AACTTTGTCTAAATCTTTTAAGAAAAGATTAATCAAAAATGGGTTGTTAAGGGCTATGCCCTTAATTTCAATTTAAATTTTCTGATATAATCCGCTATACTGGCTTTGATAGTTGGCAAGTTCCAGAGGACATATTTCGCAAGTGTTCCTGCTGTCAATGCCTTCGTCCAATCTTCACGCTTACTATGCCGTGCGTAATATAAACTCTTTCTCTCGTTGGCAATCTTTTTACCGTCTTCTTTGTAATAAATCGTATAGTCTTTATTTGGAGCGCTTCCAAAATGTATTGTTTTTATTTTCTTGCCATCCTTATAAAATATAGCCATTAGTTTCTTTTCTGGCTTGGTTGATTTTTTGATTTGAACTTCCATATAATTAAGTATTAGAAAAAAAATTTATTATATTATAATATTATACAATGTCTAATATTACAATAGCATCATTGGCATCATCAACTGAAATGGATACATCATTATCCGCAAATGCTTATACGGCATCTGAAATCACATTGATTTTAGGTGGTATAGGTGGTATGATTGCCAGTTTGATTTATGCTCTGAAAAATGTTAAGCATTTGAAATCTGGATGCTGTGAATGCGACCAAAAAGTAGCCACTCCTCCGCAAACGCCAATGCCAAAACCAGCCCCAGTATCTCAAGTTTAAGGACTGATAGGCTTATGATTATACCAATGAACCTTACCAGTGCCATTGCGTGTATTGCGTCTTAAATTTAATACTTGGTTTTCATCTGTGGTTTCACGAACCGTATTGTCATCAATTACAATACATACTGGCATTCTAACATTTTCTTTGAAATCATCTTTCATTTTCTGATTGTCTCCAAATGCCAGTTTCAAACATTCACGGTCACAATTTTTGGCACAACAATGAGATGACCTCATTTCAAAACGATTTTTGTTATTGTATCCAGAACCGTGAAAATGTTCAACAGTTTTTGCTGACTTATATGGTTGTCCATTTGATTTAATAGGAGTTGAAAAGGGTGTCGTAGAATATTTGGCATATCCTCCTACTCTTTGATGGAATGGGCACGTGTAATACATATGAACTCCTTTAATTCGGTTACAATGAACGAATGATATATCTGAATATCTTGTATCATAATGTTCCATTAGTTCTTTTTTTTGTTCTTCGGTGGCATCAAAATAAAAAGGCATTATATGTATATATATATAATTATATAAGAATATTCTTTAATATATTTTTTTAACTAAATATATTAAATTGTTAATTTGGGACGCCATTAGGCATTGCTTCTACTTTTTTATATACTGGAATGGGTGGTGATAATTTAATGATTTCAATATTCTTATACTTTCTTTTCTTATTTGTTCCATCTGAATTTATCAAGTGATAAACAGAGCAACGCTTCATATTATATAATTCTTGTATTTCACCTTGAGTTTTAAAAAATCGCTCTTCCTGTATTTGGGTTTTATCATCATCTACATATTTTTTGAGATGGTAATGATAGTTAGTTGAATTGGTTGAACCTTGAACTCGTGGCATAATGCTTATTATATAATATAATGAGATAATCTTTAAGTCAAAAAAACGAATTTATTAATAAAATGCTAAAACTATCGCTTAAGTTTAAAATAAATTGATATGGTTGATTTTTTCCTTAATTAGGCGGAAACGCTGACAATACCATTTCGGAGAACGAATGCTCTCTCAACGGTTGAGAAATAAGTTGAAACTCGTGCGTCATTGTTCTGTGCCGTTCGGTAAATAGTTCGGAGATGCTCAACTGGTTTCTGTCCCACCTTCAAACCAGTGTTTGGAATGTTAAGTGGTGATGTGCTCAAATCCACACCAGTAAAGTTCATTTGACCTTGAACGACACGCTGTGAAACACCTTCAAAGGTGGATGCGGAGACAACATTGTTATTGACTGGATGATTTGCCTGTTGTTTATTCGTAAGAGCATCAGTTGAATATTCAGCAAGTAGGCAATTTATTGGAGTGCCAAAACAGTGTGAAAGTTGGTTTGCTTTTCGTGCTTGGAGACGGACTTCACGTGAATAAACAGTTTCATCATTTACACGCCAATTGTAACTATCAGACACGTTGAATGATGCGGAGTTGTATTGTCCTAAAAGTGCGTTTGCTGCCGCTGGTCTATCGTGTAAAAGTATCTGTCTTACGTTTCGTCCTGAAAGTCCCAAATCACGTGTGATGTGTTGCGTGGTCACTTGTGTGCCTGTAGGTGCTGGGGCAATCGCTGGAACATTGGTATTAGTAACAATCATATCTTCGTATGGCATCACAAGACCTTCATCAGAATTTACAACCTTTGCCGTCGCTGCCATTCTACCGTCTTCATAAGTGAGATAATCGGAAAGAAATTTGACATTATCCAAACCAATTTTAGCCCCTGTGCCATTGGCATATCCCTCTTGGAATGAAAGCATTTTGCCAACATTGGCTGCTCCATTTGCTTGAGTGTTCCAAGTCAATTCAATTGAAACTGGTTCATTCATCAAATACAATGGGAGTTGAACATTTCGCATCATTGGGAACAATTCAGAGAGACGGATTGAGAAAACTGGGCATTCAGTTTCGGACACAGTAATTTGAACAGATGGGTCAATCGTGGCTGCTGTCTGTGCTGCGTCATAGATGACATCCTTCATCTGGTAAAATCCAGTCCCAGCATTATCTGGTTCAAAGCAATCGTGAGTGCCATTCTTAACAAAGTCTTTTTGAGATTTCTCCTCATTCGTCTTAAATGCTCGTCGGATAGTCTGGTGAGTGCCATACATATCAGATGTAGCAAGAACTTTTGTGCCAACACGAAGGAGAGCCTTTTTCACCAATGCGTGGCATCCTGTCTTAATTGGAAGGAAACATTTTTTATCGCCATTTGCGTCGGTTGGATGAACAGACATAGTAATAACAGAGCCAACATCAAGAATGCCTTTTCTCTCTAAAACAAATCGGCAGATACTCTGATTAATAACAATGGGGTCTAATTGAGATGTTTCAATATTCATTGTTTCAATTGCGTTAAGTGGTTTAACGTTAAGGACATCTGGTAATTGTGATTTACTCATCTTTATAATTAATAAAGATATTTTTTTTTTAATAATTAATTTAAATTAAACTAAATTATTAAATCTGGACAGTTTTGGCAACATTACTTAATAGATTTGATTGCCAAAAGTGTCCTCTCCCTCAACCAACTAATATTGCCAAATTTGTCCATTTACGACATCACGCTAATACCCTGTGGCGAATACATAAGTTGATTTTGAGCCAATACATAAGTAAATACAGAATTTGGTGAAGAGCCATTCAAATCAGAAACAATTCGGACACCATAGTTAGTATTCTTGAAATCAACACCAACTCGGTAAGGGTCTTCAGCAACACCGATGCCAAAGACATCCTTTGCTTCAGCCTGTGTGAATTTGCTCGTGTCATCGCCATCAAGAGGATTGACAGCCGTTGGCAAACCATTTTGCGTGTTCAAAGACATAAGACTATGGTTCATAGACTGGTATGATTTAATAGAGTTGATAAAGTTGGTTTCCAGTTCGCTCAATGGTCGGTCTTGCGTGGCTGGAGTTGAAACATCAATTTCATTCTCAATTGGGAAATTGACACCGCCTTTTAAAAAGGAAACACGCTGAATTTCAGCATCACTATCATATACACCTGCTGTGGCATTCTGTAATTTAGGAGTAGCAAAACCATCCTGTGCGTAGTTATTCAAGTGCGTAGTTGGTAAGAAGTTATGGAATACAGAAAGAGTTTTTGCTGTTCCCAGATTGTAGTTTTGAGTAGCATCGGATGAATTGACGACCGAATAAAGGTGGCTAATAGCATTGTAATTGAGAGCCCCAGTGGCTGGAGTGCTCATCTGTTGGCTTCCCATTTCATCAGGGACAAGCAAATTGTATGACAATGAAACATCTCTTAATTGGTAGAAAGAGCCAGTTCCAGCCCCTGCGTCATTTTGCGATGTGCCAGTATTATCAACCCAACCGCCTAAAACCTGTGCGTCTGGGCTTAATTGGAGTTGGACTATCATACCACGAATGCCATTAGTGCCGATTGGGATTTCAGAAGCACCAGAAAGCAGACCAGTTCGCAATGGAATTGAGAATGAAACATCATTATTGACCAAGAAAGAGCCATTCATAGAACGTGAAGCGGTAAGGCTTTCAACTTGAACATTAGTGTCTAAATCATCCTGCGAGTGAGTTACAGATTGTGCGGATGCTAAATATCGTCCATAGGAGCGGACAACCTCTAAAGTTTGGTTAGTCATTGAAGACAATGTAATCTGGTCAATTGCGGATGCTACACCAACACGATTTGAGAGAGCAATATTCACAGCAGCACCACTACCTTTATTATCGGCATTATCTGGCAATGCTGGAGTGGCTTCAGTTGATGTAGATTGATTAACACGCAACACACCATTCAATCGCATAGAAGAGCCAACAAGTAATTTTGGCTGGTTTGGGATAAGGAATTGGACAATTGGAAATCCTTCCTTAAAACTGTAAGCATTGTTTGCTGGAGGGTTCAAAGGTAAGATTTCAACTTTCTCAACATTTACAATATTCATCTTTATAATTAATAAAGATATTTTTTTTTTAATAATTAATTTAAATTTATAATCTTTAAAAAAGATTAATCAAAATTTCATATGGACACTTTTGGCAACATTACTTATTAGAATTGAATGCCAAAACTGTCCAGATAAAATGAGAATTACAATTATGGGGGTTTGGGGTCTCCCCAGATAAATTACATAACCATCACGCCCTTTGATGAGATATTAACACGCCTTAATGATTGGATAAAATGTTCATACAATTTTTCCTCGGTTGCTCCTTCATATTCAACACGAAGCGAAAGGTCTTGTGGGGCAAGGTTCATTACCTGTCCATATTTAGAAAATGCTCGTCCAATCACAAAACGGTCTGGAACACGGAGGAGATTTCGGACACCATAACCAGCATTAACCAAAGATTTCTCAAGTTCAACAATGTGAAGAGCATCAGTTCTTGCTGGTGTTTGAGTGTATCTGACGAGAGAAATTGGTCTGTCTGGAATTAATGAACCACCATAGACATATTGGTAGTTCTGGCATCCATCGGTTTTGCCCTGAAAACTATCGTGAGCAATGCTGTTCTGGTCAGCAATAGCAAGAGGCACAGACATAATGCTGTAAGCACGAGTTTGCGTGGCTGGGATAAGTTGATTAGTCAAACCATTCTGGGTTGAAAGGTTAAATCGGTAAAGTGTCCAAGTTCGGAAATCCATACTCAATCCCTTATCAGAACTGACTTGTTTCATCATTCCCTCAATATATTGGGCTGGAGGCTGGACTTGAAGCATAAGCATTTCAATATCCTGAATGGTATAAGAAATTGGCACAGCAGCGGCAGCGATTTGAGCGGCTGGAGCATTGACAACAGTCACACCATTTGTTCGGTCAGCCTGTTTAATGTAAAGTCGTGACCCTGCTGGATAATCAACACCAGCACCACCACCAGTTTGAGTTTTACCAATAGCATCACCAATTGGACGATTAGGGATGTATTTAATCTGGAGGTCATTATCACCATCCTTTGAGAATTCAGTAATAACACCTACTGGTGCTTCGGCAGAGCGGTCAGTGAGAGCAATATAAAGCAAATCGCCAATGTCAAATGGGTTGTTGTTATATGGAGCAGCATTTCGGAAAACACCGCGTCCGTTGGCACTATCTTCTGGTCGTCTTACTACAAGAGTAAATTCATCACCAATTGCGGTTTTTTCCTGTTTAGCGGCGGCAT